CTTCTGTACCATCTAATAGTTTTCTTTTCATATGCTAGACTCCTTAACTACTTGTCTAACTAGTTCTACATCAGCAGGTAATTTTTTAAATTTGTTCATCCAAAACTGTGGATCAATTGTAGTACCAACGGCCGCTAACTGCTCGTCACTAAATTTCGACAACATTTCTTTTCCGTTCTTACTGTTCAATATTACCCAAGGACTTATCTTACCATCACGTATATCAAACGTTGCTCTGTTTAAACTGACATATAAAAAATAATGATTCCACTGACTTTGATGTGCATCTGCCCAGGTCATCATATGTCCAATACTGCGTTGTAGTGCTGTTTCTACTGTTTCAGTACGAATCAAATCTGCAACATATTTTTCATATAATTCATCTCTGCACCAGTGATCTAATTTGACACCGCTCTTAATAACATAATCGATAAACCTGTCAGGATAGAGTGGGTTAACATTGCTAACAAAACTGCCAAACTTAACGAAAGCATTATAGTACGGACTTTTTGCAAACTCATCATATGTTTTATTACCTTTTAGATTCTGACTCATTTTAAAAAATCGATTAAATGCATCATATCCCATGACAACATGTTTTTCAGTTTTAGCCAATGCCCTACGTTTTTGTTCGCATAGATGCACCATTAACGTTTTTTCTTTTGTAAAAGTATTTGAACAGTACTGACAAACGTATTGAGTCACTTCTAATGTCATTTTAATAATTTTTTAACCTCTGCATCATCCATGCCACGCATTAGTGCAAGTTCTTTAAATTCAGCATCATTCATAAGCTCTGCAAGTAATTCACAATCTGCTTGTTTTTTTGCAGGATATAAATCTAATAAGAATTTTACTTTTTTATCAGAACTATTACCGGGTTTCTTTTTAAAACCAATCCATTCATGATAGTGAATCTTTTTACTTTCGTGCCCGCACATGGCCAGCAACATCCATAACAATTTAGGATGCTTTTGCAACAAGTTCCAATGTTTATTAAAATACTCATTAACAGTCAACAGATAATGTTGTTGTAATTCAACACTGCTAGTCTTTACATTACTGATGTAACGATTCATTATGAAGAATTCGCTTTTAAGAGCTTTACGTTGCTCGTCGTCCAGCTCGTCCCACAGCCCGATATACCCGCTATCTACTGCGGCCATTACTTCTTTAATCGCTAGTTTTTCTGCCATCTGATGCCTTTGGAATTAATACTGCGTCGAATGCCATTACAGTCCTGTTACCAGTACCTTGCCACGGATATACTAGATGCGAAACATAACTTGGAAATATTAAAATATCTTTTTCTTCTGGACGATAGCACCATCCGTCTTGCAAAATAAACTTGGTGACATCTTTTTCTACTGGAAATTTAAACAAAATATTGTTGTCAATTTTTGTGCTGTTATCGCTTAGTGCTGGAGTTTCTAGATACATGTTGCCTGAAATGTGCCCAGCTGGATGATTGTGCATGGCTTGATATTGTCCTGGACTTTGCTTAATAGTCCATATACTGGTAACCTTAACATCTACATAATCCATATCAGGAAGCATACTTTGCGTTTTTACTTGTTGGATATATTGATTTAAATAATCTTCTAAAAATTCTACTAACCAATCGACTTCTATTGTTGCATCGTTAGGTAAGACTTGTATCTGTTGGCCTCCGCGTACACTCAAATCTTCATTACCTGCATCATTTAAATCAGTACGCTCGTGAAGTTTTTCAGCTAATTTTTTAACTTTTTCAAAAGTATCATCAGGCATTTTATCGATGCCCATAATCAATGGATTAAAAAATGCATATTTCATTGTACTTTATCCTTGCTCAATTTGTATATCATTATAGCACGATCTAATGCCTTTTGTAAAGTGATATTGGTTTTCGCTTCACGGTGAATTTCACCCCACATCTTGCTTTCCAATATATGTTCGTGTAACGGTCTGCCGTCACCAGTGCGTGGATCAAATTTCGGATTGTCTTTGTTGTAATCCCAACCCGCTACTTTTCTGGTCATAGGATCTGCTCCAAATTCTCGAGTGTATACTACATTGTCCACCCGTTCGTGTATAAGCGTTACGCCTGGTTTGAGATCGCCCATATTATAATATCTTACTCAAATCAATAATTTCGCTTTGTCTGCTAATTTCTTTGCAGAAATACACACAGTCTGGTTTATCACTGTTTGATAATGGGGTAGCTAACAGTTGATTGTTTTTCATCTTTGGAAAGTACCATTTGACATCATTATAAAAATTTACAATCTCAATTTTCTTAAACTCTACTCTAAAACTGCTTAACGGATTAAAGCATAACGCTTCAAAACCTCGGTCATTTAAGCTGGTCAATGGGAGAATTTCAATGTCACAACCGCTTGAACTGTCTCCCACTGCTATGTGCCAATCTATCGGCATGGTGACCTGCTGTCCACCTATATTAAGCACCATAGCAGGAGCATTGAATGACTCTAAGAATATCAATGGCATAAAGAAAAAATCTGGTTCTTTGGGATCACTGTTATCTAGCACGGCAAATCTACATTCCTCATCTACTTCCTCTGGGAGATTATCCAGTAAAAATGTTTTGTTCTCTAATGTTAATATTTGCATAATTCCTTATCGTTGCCAATCCGTTTTTTCAATAGTAAACGGATACTTGGCGTCCTTGTAAAATTTCTTTCTTTCTGTAAGATGCCGTTTTGCATACTTACAGGTACTGGTTATGTCCCAGATTTGTACGAAGTCCTTGTCTTCTGCTTTTCGAATACCTCGCCCAATGCTTTGTATAACTCTGACAAAGCTCTTTCCGGGCTCAAGAAGAACCATATTAAAAATACGGGGGATATTAATACCCACAGCGGCCACACCAAAAGTCGCCACAATAATCTTGTTATCATTCGTTTTAATTTCGTCATATTCTTCTTTTCTATCTTTGGTCTTGACCTCGCCCGAGATAAACACTGCCTCTGGTATTTCATTGATAATAAATTTGCCTGAATCAATTCTATTCACTAGAACTAACGTATTGCCTGATTGGGATATTGTTTTAATTAGTTTGCTTAGATAAATCATTCTGTCTTCGTCTGTGACAAGATACTTTAATTCTTCAGGATAACTGCTGAATTCTTTCAAGTCCATTAACTGCACAACTTTGACATGGCAATCACTTAGTACACCTTTAGTCTGTAACTCGTGTGCTTGTATGCTGTGAATTACCGGACCAAGACTTGCAAAGATAGCTTCAAATTCGTGTGCTTCTTTGGGAACAGTTCCTGTTAGACCCCAGCGGATTGGAGCATTGCATAGGTTCTGTGTGAGCAAATTCTTCAGCACTTCTGCCTTGGCCATGTGTACTTCGTCAACAATTACAGTTTTGACTCCGTCAAGGAATTCTGCCAGTGTCACAATGTCATGTTCTTGATTCTTTGATTTCTTATCCAATATATTAAGGCTCTGCCACGTGCAAATCGTATGCGTTTTATTGAGGTCCTTCCTGTCGCCATAATAAACTCCTACATCTAAACCACAGTTGATAAAATCTTCTTCTGTTTGTTCTACCAAGCTCTTGTTGGGCACGATTGTGATGGTGCGACCAAAGTTTTCGCACAGTTTACTCAGGGTTGCAGTGATAATTGTCTTACCAGCGCCAGTAGCTACTTCCTGCAAAGCCTGGGGATTTTTAAGAAAATTGTTAATTACGTCTAATTGATAATCGCGTAACTTGATAGGCTGTCCTGCTTGCTGATGTCCGACAGGCCAGCAACGTTCTCCCCAGAAATCCTCAGTCACTTCTGGAAATGCCAGATTGATTGGGTCTCTTAGGTCTTCCACTTCCTCTAGAGAAATTCCCATGCTATGTAGTATTTGCATGACTTTTTCTAGCTGGTTCAAATAACCGTTACCACCCAGTCCAAATAGACTTACAGTACCATCCCATCGACCCAATTTGTATGCTGGATGATATCGTGCGTAGGGTGCAAAAAATTTAAATGCGTTTGCTAATTTCTTTCGTGCGTCTAGCTCAAGACCTTCTATCTTGATGTTGACTTCATCTTTTATGACTAATTTTACAATGCCCATGTACTAGTGGCCCATCCGGTGTTGTTGTCAAATATACTTGGTTTATCCGAGTATGAAATAATTAAATCGCATCGATTGCTGTATACAGCAGACTTGCTATGACGCAAGTTACTACCTAGTACTATAACACTTTTCGGTGCCCAATTGCAATCTTTTAGAAAAAATTTGGGTAATTTTCCGGCTTGTATTCCGGCTATATTCGTGTCACTATTCAATGGTGCATTGTAATGATTGTCTTGTATAAACGAATTAAAAATCTTACCACCTGTATCATTTTGCAGTCTAAAGTAAATTCCTACTCCTTTGGAAATTTCATTTTTTTCCAGGGAAATTTGAAGATTTTGTAAATTCTTGGTACAAGACTCTGCGTTATGGCTGTCAAAAATTACTAGCAATGGTAAACGATTTAGTTCTTTTAAACTACCGACAACATCGACCAACGAACGAGTATTTGAATCGATCCATACCTTTTGCTGTGTTCTGCCCACTATTAAATTTGTCAAATTTTCGGTATTTTTCTCGGTTTTTTTGGTCAAAAAGTGATATCTTGTTTTTCTATCTCGAACCAGTAATTCGTTGTTTAAATTTTCTTGACCAATGTCTGCTGTCAATGCATCTTTGATCAAAGAATACAAATCTTCCCCGAAAAAGAATTTTTTGCACTCTACGTCAAACCGCCATTTTTTGATAATTTCGTAAAAATCGGTGATTTTTTGGTCGAAATCGAATTTATGCGGTTTTAACAAATCTATTATACCGACTATATTTTTTTCACTCAGATCAATGCTATGAAGTTTAGTGTTATGTACTGTAATGCCACCTTCTATGACTTTTCCAAGTGATTGCAGAGATTTTCTGACCGCACCGTTAGGGGCAAATTCGATAAAAATTGCGGATTCTTTATCTTTTAGTGTTTTTATATAAACTTTTTTGGTAGTATCAACTGCACGAAATCTTTTTGACCAACTGGGAGAAATTAAAATATTTTTGATGTCAGATTCGATGGTTAAAAAGCTATCACTATATTGAGTAAGTAGTTTTAATAATAAACGACTTTGATTTTCGGTGATAAAAACCGGGGTTGATACCGCAGTAGTTAAACTGCGTAATACTCTGGAATCTCGCGTAGGAATAAATTCTTCTATCGTCGGATTAGTATGAGAGGTTATTTTTAAAAGTAAGTTATCTACAGTTGTCATACTTTATATTATACAGTAAAGATTTTATAAGTCAACCTTTTTGCTGAATAATCTAATCCTGACGTTCGATGTCGGATTCTTCGCATATTTTACCATATTGTACTTCTACAATTTTGCATGGCTCGTCGTACGGGTTATAAATTCTGTGCCAGTCATTAATTGGAATGACCAATTGACTATGTGTGGATAATTCTACTGTGGGTAACATGTATCCGCCATTCATGCGTTGTTCCACAGCACATTTACCAGAGGTAACGTGCCAAAATTCATGTCTAAATTTATGTCGTTGTAAACTTAAACTGCATCCTGGATTAACTGTAAGTTCTTTGACTTTAGTGCCATCTACTTCATGTAATACCCGATAGTAACCCCACGGACGTTCTGTTTTAGGTGCTTTCCATTCATCTAAAATCCAACTACTGCTGTTTGCTTTATTATTTCCACCAATGCCAAATTTGAATAACACATCAGGAATTAACATTTCTGGAATATTAGTGGCATTACGATCTCCACCGTTGGCAAAAATAATTTGTGCTTTAGGGTAAAGTTGTTGTACGTTTTTAATTGCTTCAGTAGCAGTATTATCATCGTCATTAAACAAGATAACACCGTCTACCATTTTAAGATTTTCTATAATACTGACACGTTCATGACCTGGCATAAACGCCCGGCCTTTTTTACGTTCTAACCATGCATCGCTATTAAGCCCAACAATTAACTTGTCGCCAAGTGTCTTAGCTTCTTTAAAATAAGATATATGCCCGTTGTGTAATGGATCAAATCCACCGGTAACTAATACTATTTTCATAAACTAGCATCTTCCATACCAGCAGTACGCAATTTAATTACATTGGATAACTGCCATTGTTTAACATCTAAACCTTTAGTAATACCCAACCATTTATTGCGTAGTAGTGCAAACTCGTTGATAATTTTTTCAAAATCTACAACGTCGGCTTCGCCTTCTACAAACTTTTCACAGTCTCTAGATGACAAAGCTCGTTGATAGTTTTCTAAATATTTTCTAAAATGCTGACTTTTCAAGCGTCTAAGTTCAATATGCAAATACTCAAGGATAGCTTCA